GCATAGTCTGCCCTACAATGTTATACGGTAGACTGTACGATAAATTGGAATTTCCAACATTAACAAAGGAGGAACAACATGAAAAAGTGGCTCTTGGAGCGGTTTTTGCCCATGTGGGCAAAGGAGACGGTGTTCCGGGACAACCGGGCGCTGACAAAGGAAAACCGGGCCTTACAGGAGAAGGTCCGGCAGCTGGAAAGCTACATTGACGGTCTGCAGACCGGACTGCGGGCCGGCAGGAAGATCCAGATCATGACAGGAGGGAGTAAATGACGGTCTACGACTATCAGGAGGCCTTCGGTGCCGCAGACAAGACCTCCACTGCCATGCGTGAGGCGGTGGAAAACTGGAAGGCATTATACTACGGCACAGCCGCTGACGGGGAGGATCCCTGCCAGCGGCTTGCTTATACCATCGTCACCAAGCTGACCAAGGCGGTGTTTGGGGAATATAAGGCCGACTCCGGGGAGGAGCCGGTGCAGCGGGTGCTGGAGGCACTGGACCAGGTCCGTCAGCGGGCCTTTGCCACCGCCCTGGTGGAGGGCGAGTGCTACTTAAAGCCCTACCCCCTGGAGGACCGGTTCAGCTTCCAGGTGGTGCCCGGCAGCAATGTGCTGATCTTCTCCCAGGACGGGGAGGGCATGCCCACGGACCTGGGCATGGTGGAGACCTCCATCCGGGGAGAGGATTACTTCACCCTGTTGGAGCGCAGGACCCTGGATGAACAGGGCAGCCTTACCATCCGCTACAGCCTGTATAAAAGCAAGGATTCCCAAAAGCTGGGTCAGCAGGTGAAGCTGACGGAGCATCCCTTTTATGAGGACCTGCAGGAGGAATACACCTATCCCCAGCCGGTAGGCTCCGTGGGATTGGTGCCCGTTAAAATGCCGGTGGTCAACTGTGTGGACGGCTCCTTGCGGGGCGTGTCCGTGTATGCGGCCGCCGCAGACCTGATCCACAATATCGACGAGAACGAGCAGCAGCTCCGGGGGGAATTTTCCCGGGGTGAGAGCCGGATCATCGCCTCCCGGGATATGCTTACGGGCAATGCCCTGCAGGATCATCTGTTTGTGGGACTGGACGAGGACCCGGAAAATGTGGGTCTTACGGTCTTTTCACCCCCTTTGCGGGTGGATGCCTACCTGGCACGAAAGCAGGAGTATCTGCGGAATGTGGAGTCCATCGTGGGACTGCGGCGGGGTATGCTGTCGGATGCCAATGTGGAGGAGCGGACCGCCACGGAGATCGCCTCCTCCACCGGTGACTTTAATCTGACGGTGCTGGAGCTGCAGGGGATGTGGGAAAAGGCTGTGTCGGATTCGGTGGCGCTTTGTCGAATTTTGTCGAAGCTGTACCGGATCCCGGAGCCGAAGGACCGGTGGTCCCTGGACTGGGGCAACGGCGTCCTCTATGACGAGGGCAGCCAGTGGCTGGAGTATCTGGACATGGTGAAGGCCGGTATTCTGAAGCCGGAGGTGGCTTTGGGCTGGCGGTTCGGCATGGCCTGCGATACAGAAGCGGAGCAGGCGGCTGTCAGGGAAAAGTATATGCCTGCAAGTCAGTAAAACAGAAAGGAGAAACCATGACAAAGGAATTTTTGGAAGAGCTGGAGCTGGGGGACGAGGTGGCGGAGGCCATTTTGCAGCGGCATACCCAGACGGTACAGAAGCTGCAGTTTGATCACAGCCTGCAGCAGGCCATCGCCGCTGCCGGCGGCAGAAACGCCAAGGCCATCACCGCCCTGCTGGACCTGGAGGTGCTGCAGGCGGATCCGGAGGGCATCGCCCCGGCCCTGGAACAGCTGAAAAAGGAAAACAGCTACCTGTTTGAGGAAAAGCTGCCCCGATACGCACGGGGCACCGGCACCCAGCCGGCACAAAAAACTGCGCCTACCACCCTGGCAGGCGCACTGCGTGAACGGTTTGAAAAAAATAAATAAATTATATTAAAAAAGGAGATTTTGATTATGGCAATTACACTGAAAGAAGCAAAGGTATCTATGGTAGACAAGGTGGATCAGCAGGTGGTGGACATGTTCCGCCGCAGCTCCCAGCTGCTGGACGAGATGGTATTTGACAATGCCATCAGCCCCGGCACCGGCGGCAGCACTCTGACCTACGGCTACATCCAGCTGAAGTCCCCCGCCACTGCGGCGGTCCGTACCGTAGGTGCGGAGTACACCCCCGGTGAGGCCAAGCGGGAAAAGAAGACCACCGGCGCCATCATCATGGGCGGTGCCTTCCAGGTGGACAGAGTCCTGCAGAACACTGCCGGCGCTGCCGATGAGGTGGCATTCCAGGCAGAGCAGAAGATCAAGGCTACTGCCAACTATTTCCACAACCTGGTGGTTAACGGTGACAGCGAACAGGGCACCTTCGACGGCCTGAAGAAGCTGCTGTCCGGCACTGCCAACGAGGTCACCTCCCAGGTGAGCCTGGCAAGCTCCCAGGACCTGGACGACAACTACAACGCCTTCCTGGATGAGATGGATTCCTTCCTGGCTGTGGTGGACGGTACCCCCAACCTGCTGCTGATGAACCGTGACATGCTGGTAAAGCTGCGCTCCATTGCCCGCCGTGCCGGCTACTACGAGCGCACCAAGGACGACTTCGGCCGTACCGTGGAGACCTACGCCGGCATTCCCATGGTGGACATGGGCAAGTATTTTGACGGCACCGAGTCCAGGGATGTGGTGGAGACCACCGGCGGCAAGACTGCCATTTACGCGGTGTGCCTGGGTCTGGACGGCTTCCACGGCATCAGCCCCCAGGGCGACGGCGTGATCCAGAGCTACATGCCCGACATGACTGCCCCCGGCGCTGTCAAGACCGGCGAGGTGGAGCTGGTGGCAGGCGTGGCGCTGAAGAACACCCTGAAGGCGGCAGTTCTGAAGGACATTGCGATCAATGGCTGATTATGATTTTTACACCAATGCTTACCTGGGAGAGCGGATCCAGGAAAAGGCATTTCCCAACCTGGCGCTCCGGGCCTCCGGAGCGCTGGAGGCTCTGCTGCGGCGCTATACGGTGTCGAACGGTGACGAAACCAGTCGGAATATGGCGGTATGCGCCATGGCGGAGGTGCTGCAGGATCATGACCGCCGCTGCCGCCACACCGCTGCCAGCATAGGCAGCACCCGTGTCCAGTATGCCCAGCCCAAGGAGACTCTGGAGCAAAGGCTTTACCGGGCGGCAGGCATTTACCTGGACTTCTATCGGGGGGTGAGCTGATGGAATACCCGCTGTGTACGCAGACAGTTACCGTCTATCGGACCGGTGACGGGCAGGTGCTGCGGCAGGTGCTGGAGGGCTGCTATCTGGAGCTGCGGGATTCCGCGCTGCCCCAGGACGCAAGACCGGACAAAAGCTTTCTGCTGGTGGTGCCGTCGCCGCTGCAGCGGGTATTCCCCGGGGACCGCCTGGTCCCCGGCATTGGCCCGGAGGTCAGCGACGGGAGCCGGCTGCTGCCTGTATATATAAAGGACTTAATGACTGTAAAACATGTAAAACGCTTCTATTGGGACGGGGTGCTGTCCCATATTGAGGCATGGGGGTGAGAATATGCTTGAAACCGTACGGGATCTGGCACAAAGCTATATCGATATGAACGGTGCGGGTACGGCGAATATCTGGGTCTGCGACGGGATCCCCGGAAACTGTACCCTGTGGCCTCTGGACAGCCGGGTGCTTTGGACCAAACGGGGTCTGTGGGGCTTTACGGAAAGCTGTACCGAGTACCGGTTTACACTGCTGCACCTGGACACCGGGCCCCGGGGCGGCTGGATCGACGGCTTTGGGGACTGGTGCCGGCAGCAAAGGGCCCAGGATCCGTCTTTTTTGCAGGTGAAGGTGGAAAAGACCGGCTGCAAGCAGAACGATGACGGCACCTTTTCCGTGACTGCCTGCATTACGGTAGAAAAGGAAAGTACTTATGAAGGGGAGGATGGCCCGTGGTAGAGCCTTTGTTTACCATTGATGATGAGATTTTTTATGTGGATGTGACAGACCTTTCCCGGGAGCTGGAGATCATCACCGGTGCCGAAGACTGTATGACCCTGGACGGGGTCTGCCACCGGGATGTGCTGGGCACCTACTGTCACTACACCATGACGGTCCGCTGCTGGCATGACCCGCTGGAGCTGGAGCGGTTTCTGACCGCCATCACCCGGCCTGTGGACAGCCTTCTCTGCCGTTTTCCCTACGGTCAGGAAACGCTGACCCAGAAGATGCACATTCAGTCCGTTAAGCAAAAGCTGACGGATGCCCGCGGGGGGAACCGTTGGGACAGTATCACTGTCCGGTTCCTGGGGACAGAGCCCCTGGTGACGGCATGAATGCGGCTGTTCGGATCGGTGACCGGGAATTTGGCGCCGATGAGATCATTTCCGTGACCGGCAAGCAGAAGCTGGACCCTCTGTACGGCGGACTGCCGGAGGGAGAAATGGTGGTGGAGCTGTATACCCGGGAGCCACTGGAGCCACAGCGGGAGGAGCCGCTGGTCCTGCTGGTGAACGGTCTTACGAAAATGACCATGTTCGTAAAGAAATGTACCCGCATCGCCAACTGTCACTACCGGCTGTTGGCAAAGCCGCGGACCGAATATCTGCAGACCAAATTCATTGGAAAGCTTTACGAGGACAGTATCTATATGTATGAGATCCTGCCGGAGATATTCGGGGACCGGTCGGACAACATCCTGACAGAGTCCGTTTATTTTGACCAGGTGAAGGGCTACATCGGTCCCGGCAGCCGGGCTCATGTACTGCAGCAGCTGAGCGTGGGCATCGGTGCCATGCTGGCCTGCGGTGAGGCGGGAGACCTGACCTTTAAAAAGCCGTTGGCGGAGGACCCCAAGGTACTGACAAAGGCACAGCTGACTGCCGCCCGCAGTCAGGTACTGCTGCCCCATTACAGCTGCTATGAGCTGGTTTCCCATGAATATGTGAAGGGACAGGTGGATAAGACGGTGATCGACAAGGAGGAGTACCTGCAGGGACAGGTGGTGATCCCGTTTCATTCACCGCACTGGGGCTATTCCTCCACCGGTGACGGCGAGTACAACTGTGAGATCCTGGACTGCGGCAGCAATTTCGTTGAGGTGCTGCACTCGCCGGGACCGCTGATCATTTATGCCAGGCCCTGGCTGGATCAGACGGTGTACTATACCCTGCCCGGTGTGGAAAGTGAGGATGCCTGGTTTTCCCATGTGCTGTCCATCCGGGACATGACCCTGATCGGTCCCCACAATGTGGAGGAGCGGCTGCAGCAGCTGAAGACCCTGGGTCAACTGCGCTGTCAGCTGACCGTTGGCTGCCTGGACGACCTGGAGGGACCCCGCCCCGGCGACAGAGTCAGCCTGCCGGAGGTACAGGGCATCGTCACCGGGGAAAAGGTGATCCTGAAGGGAGGCCGGCTGTACCGGGAGCTGACCGTATTATGCTGAAAGGAGAATTATGACAAAGATAACAGTGAAGGTGACCGGAGCGCAGG